AATATATTGCTATCACTAAAAGCACTGTTTACTACCCCATGACAATCAGTTCTAATCTGCCCTATGTCATTAGTAGACTACCGTTACCAGTAGCCGTAACCCGTGTGGATCGCGTAGCTAGTGCGATTTATCCACTTTAAAGGCTGCAAGGTTGCGAATTGCGGTACGCTACAAGCAATGCTTTTAGTGATAGTAAAAAAACCACCACGCCATTAATGCAAACAACGTGGTGTAAAAACTCCCATTTAATCAATTCCAAACTTCCTAGGGTCACGATTGATTAAACGGGCGACTAACCAAGGATCTGATAGTTGCCGGTGCTGATCTCCGGCTTAGTGTTATTTGGTGGTGTACTTTCAACCACTCCCAAGTTTCCTATTTGCACCGACGTGCCATTACCGCTGTGCATCAGCCTGCACATTAACTATCAAGAATGGCGATTTCTAAAGGACTTTAACCTTCCTATGCAGCCCCTAGCCACAAGTTCCCAGTGAACAGCCAATCGCCATTATTGATAGCACTCGTCTATTCCGAGTCGTCAACATAACTAAACCCAAGCCACAAACCAGCCATTGATAAATCGCCAAAAATAAAAATACTGATTTGTGGTGGGCATAAAAAAAAGCCTACTTAATTTCCATCGAAAGAGAGCGAGAATTGGCTCATGGAAATAAAAAAGGCTTTTGTTTAAATTCTCGTTCATTGGCTTTCGACCTAGAAAAAATTATAACACATCCCAAAAAAATATTCCCATCTACATTCCCGTTCCCGTTCCCGCGTCCCCACTCTCTTAGAGAGTGTGGGACGGGCGGGACAATGACGGGCGACTGTCCCGAATCCCGTTTGGGACAGTTCGGGAATCACGGGACATCTTTTCTTAACCAGTAATATCCAGCATCATGCATTACAAGTCCTTGTTTTTCAAGGTCTTTTAGTCCTTCGTTGAAGCGATTGGAGTTTGACTTGCTGTTATTGCTCTTAATTTCTTCATACGCAAATGGTCGCCACTCCTCACGGGACACCACAAATTCCCGTTCGCCCAAAAGTGTGCGGGAACCACCTAAATTTTGCGTCGCTGCGATGGCTTTTTTTAGTCCATCTAAACATTTTTGCGTAGCTGGTTTTAATAACGTTTCCTCTTGAGCGACTCCCACATACTCTAAGTAAACACCATCGATTTGCTCTTGCAGGTAATCATCATAAAAACATTCACCTTGAAGCGGCACAATCTTTAGCGCAAATTCCATGTTGCTACCTGCCGCAAAGTCTTTTGACTTAGTGCAACTAAAAGTCACTTCCATCTTGGATTTCTTTGTCATGCAAAACTCTGCGTCCATACCAGCTTTGATGGCACTGCTACCACGCGCACGACCTTTATCCCCATGACCACTATGATGAACAGTCACAATCGCGCTGGTGTACTTCTTTGTGAGCATTTCAATGTTGGATAAATACATTGCCATGTCTTCACTTGAATTCTCATCACCATGCATGTTTCTGTGCAGTGTATCAATAAAAATGGCGTAGGGTTCTTGATCGGTAATCTCGGCAATGATCTGGATGATTTGTTGCACCGCATCTGCACTCAACATGTTCACGGATTTTGTGCTAAAATAGATGTTATCTGGATCACGACTGTATTTCTGTTTTAGTGCTTGCATACGCATAGCTAAACCACGATGACCTTCACCTGCGATGTAGATGACTAGACCCTTCTTCGTCATGCGTCCGTGCCATGTTATGCCATTCCCAATGCAAAACGCCCAATCTAAAGCCACCAAAGATTTACAAGAACCAGATTCCCCAAACAAGAGTGTGCTGGATCCTCGTTCCAGCACATCCTTTATCACCCAATCGGCTGGCTTCATCTTAGCCATTAATTCCTGCACAGACACAAACAACTCTTGTTTGCGTCCACATATCAGCTTGTGTACCGAGTCCAAGCCATTGTTAATTGCCATGTCGTTGAAGTCTTCACCCACGACTGGTGGATACAGCACGTCAACCCCACACTTCTTGGCTTTCTCAACGCCAACACCCGACACATCATTGTCAGCGCAGATAATCACCCGACCTTTATATTCTTTTCGGATCATGTCGCACACTGGTTTGAGATTTCCGGCATTGAACGCAACGACTACGCAGTGACCGGTTGCTTCATGCAGTGTCATACCTGTTGCAAAACCTTCTGCTATCAAAACGGTGTCGCCCAGATTTCCAATGACATAGTAACCACCCTGCATCTTTCCACCGGTATAAAAACGCTTTTCACCGTCTGCTGCAATAAATTGCAATGATTGGATCTGCTCGTCTGCGCCATATACAGGTACAACAAGACGATCTGCATACAAACGCAAACCAGAATCAGACTTAATGTTCTTGCGTGTTAAGTAATCATGGCTTTCAAGTGCGGGTAACTTGGCGTAAAGCTCTTGTGCATTAAATGCGGCAGACGCATAAGCAAAGTCACGCTCCTCCTTGGCTTTCTTTAGTGCTTCTTCGCGATCATAATCGCTCGCTGATGCTTGACCGTTTAAAAACCAATAGTGAATCTCACCCGATTTCCAATCGCCAAATGCTGCGCCTTTACCATCAGCGAACATGGATACCCATCCCGACTTGTCCTTGCCAGTCGTCTGGAATCTTGTGATGGCTGAGTTCTTTATATATGGCGGAGGATTAAATCCAGCCGCACGGATTGCATCGAGCAGTTCTTGACTCATAATGATTCCAAGTAGTCTGAAAGTTTTTTGATCATGTCATAGCTCGTGCGCTTTTCAATGTCATGGATAAAGCGATGAAGCGTTAAACGTGAAATGTCTGTTGATCGTGATACTTCACTGATGTTCATGGGTTTGAGTTTGGTTTTGATTTGATCTGGCGTAAGCATTGTCGTTCCTTTTTTGTTCAAGTTATAAAAAAATATGTTGACATTATAAACAGCGTGCGGATAATAGCAACCTCGGTAAAGATATTTTTTTTAATTCCCAATGTGGAGATACAACAATGAGCTTACTTAATAGCATTACAAAACCCGTAAACAAATATCGTTTGTTTACTATTTACGGTGGAGCTGGTACAGGTAAAACGTCTTTGGCTAATACGTTTCCTGCGCCAATTTTTATTAGAGCTGAAGATGGCTTGTCTTCAATTCCTGCTGATGCAATGCCAGACGCATTTCCAATCTTAGAAACTGGAAGCGACATTTACAATCAACTTTTAGCGTTGATTAAAGAAGATCACCAATACAAAACATTGGTAATTGACTCAGTAAGCAAACTGGATCGTTTGTTTATTGATGACATTACAAAAGGCGACAACAACGCTAAAGCACTTGCCACAGCATTAGGTGGTTATGGTGCTGGCTATCAAGCTCTTGGCTCTATGCACGGACGTGTGCGTAAAGCCTGCCAAGTTTTAACGGACAAAAAAGATATGAACATTGTGTTTTTGAGCCACGCTGAACTTAACACAATAAGTCTACCAGATGCGGATCAGTATCAGCAATTTGGTTTAAAGATGGAAAAAAAATCGCAGAGTCATTACATCGACGATGTAGACTTTGTGGGTTATCTGCGTCTTGAAACTTTTATATTAAAAGACGAACAGAAGAAAACAAAAGCGACAAGCAGCGGTGAGCGCATTATTCAATGCACGAGCCAAGCATCATCTGTCAGCAAAAACCGTATGGGTTTAACTGACGACATTTTAGTGACTTATGGTGTAAATCCATTAGCACAATTCATCAATCAATAAGCAGGAGAAACATCATGAGTTTTTGGCAAACAAGCGAAGGTAAAAGCGCAACAACAGAAGCGACAGGAAAGTTTGAAGCGTCAGCATCGTATGAATTAATTCCAGACGGCACGACTGCGCTGGCTATCATCACCAAACCATCAATTGAACAATACAATGGCGATGAGTACATCAATGTTGAATGGACGATTGCAAAACCCGAAGCGTACAAAAATCGTAAGGTCTTTCAGAAAGTGCGCGTGTGGGATAGCAATCCCAAAAAAGCAGACAAAGCCAAGGCAATGCTTGCAAACATTGACAAAAACGCTGGTGGTAAATTGGCAAAACTTGATAAAGATCCAACTAACGAGTCACTTGCCGTGTTAACTGGTAAAACCATGCTAATCAAAATTCTTATCTGGAGCATTGATGATAAGACGGGAAATTATATTGGCGCAGTATCACCACGCACAACAGAAGAAGCAGCACCTGCACCGACTCCTAAACCAGTTGAAATTGATGATGATAATTTCGATGTCCCTTTTTGATAATTAACCAATAACCGCACAAGGATGTGCATCTTTACGAGGAAAAGAAAATGATTGAGCAACGAACAGACAAATGGTTTGCGTTAAGACGCGGACGTGTAACAGCATCAGCAGTGGGTGCCATACTTGGATTATCACCACACCAAAAACCAAAAGATGTCATGCGTGCGATGGTGCGCGAATGGCACAATGCAGAAAAAGAATTTAAAGGTAACAGTGCTACAGAGTACGGCACGTTCCATGAAGACATGGCAAAGCTAGACTTTCAAATGGAAACCGGAAGCACTATTGAAGAAACAAGTTTTCATCCGTTTGACGTGTGGCTTGGTGCATCACCAGACGGATTTGTTGGTGATCATTTGATTGAAATCAAATGTCCATTTAGTTTGCGTAATGCAGAAAACCCAATGTTTAAAACGATTGCAGATCAACCACATTACTATGCTCAGATTCAAATCCAGTTATTTGTGACGCGCAGAAAAACGTGCATTTTTTACCAATGGAGTCCGTTTGGATCATCAACCGAGATGGTTGAATATGACGACACATGGATTAAAGAAAACCTGTCAAAACTGCTGGCGTTTTATGAAGAATACCTGTTGGAGCGTCATCACAACGCGGCTGTGCATTTAGCACTTAAACATACGGCTGTTGATGGCTTGGACGACAAGGTTAAGTATTACTTTGAACTCAAGGCGCAGATTGCATCACTTGAAGAATTAGCCAAAGCAACACTGCAAGAAATCATAGATGGCTGTGACAACAAAGACAGTGAAATTGATGGTCACAAGTTAACCAAGGTGGTTAAGAAAGGATCCGTAAGTTACGCCAAAGCAGTAAAAGAATTGCTACCAGATGCAGATTTAACGCCATACATGGGTAAACCCACAGAGTATTGGTTATTGTCATGAAACAAAGAATGCGCTCATACCAACAAACAGCACACGATGAAGCGATTGCATGGGTACGCAAAAACGTGGAGTCCTGCGTTTTAGAATTACCAACAGGCGCAGGTAAATCCATCATTGTTGCCGAAATTGCCAATACGCTGCATCAAGTAAGCAAAGGCAAACACGTTTTGTGTATTGTGCCGTCAAAAGAATTGCTAGAACAAAATGCGGATAAGATCCGCGCAACAGGAAATGGCGTGTCATTGTTTTCTGCCAGCGTTGGTGAAACTTGTCTTGCTAATCCATTGGTAGTTGGCACACCTGTCAGCATCAAAAACCAGATTGACAGGTTTGGCAGTCAATTTTGTGCAGTTATTATTGACGAATGCCATCGAATCACACCTACGGTCATTCATATTATTGAACAACTACAGGTATTGAATGAACGTCTGCGCGTCATTGGTTTGTCTGCCACACCGTACCGCATGAACACTGGCTACATTTACAAGTACGATCAACGTGACGTGGCTTTAAATGAAAACAAAAGTCGTGATCCCTACTTTCACAAGTTGATATACAAGGTGACAGCACGCGACTTGATAAGCCAAGGTTATCTGTGTCCTCCTGTTGTCGGAGAGATTCACAGCGAGCATTATGAAACGCGCGACATGCAACTAAACGGCATGGGTAAGTTTTCAAAGGAAGACGTTGATCGTGCATATCATGGTAAAGGTAGATTGACTTCCAAGATTGTTGCGGACGTGATTGCACAATCACAAAACCGACATGGCGTGATCTTGTTTGCTGCAACAGTTCAGCACGCTGGTGAAATCATGGAGTCACTGCCACCAGAGCTGTCTGAAATTGTTACTGGATCCACACCTGCTGGATTGCGTGAAATCATTTTGCTCAAGTTTAAAGCCAAGATTATTAAATACCTGGTAAACGTCGCTGTGCTTACCACAGGATTTGACGCGCCACACTGTGACGTGATTGCACTTTTACGCGCCACTGAGTCTGCATCACTTTTACAGCAGATGATTGGACGAGGTTTGCGTCTAAGCGACGGAAAAGAAGATTGCTTAGTTCTGGATTATGCAGAGAATGTTGACCGGCATTGCCCAGACGGTGACGTTTTTAATCCAGATATAAAAACAATCAACAGCGTGGATTTTGAAGGTGAGTATTTGATCGCACGTTGCGAGAGATGCTCAACGCTAAATGAATTTAAACCACGCGACAACGATGCTGGATTTGGCATTGATGACAATGGTTATTTTGTCGATTTGCAAGGTAATCGAATTGTAACGGAGTATGGATTTTTCCCTGCGCATTACGGCAGAGCTTGCCAGTCCGATTACTGCGACTACAAGTGGAGCTGTAAACCGTGTCATGAATGTGGTGAAGGTAACGACATCACGGCACGGTATTGCAGATCGTGCAAAGAGGAGTTAATTGATCCCAATGAAAAGTTAGTGCGTGAATATCGTAAACGAAAGAGTGATCCATATCAATCACAGACCGATGAAGTGCTTGATATGAAAGTTAAGCCAACTATTAGCAAAGCAGGTAACGAGTGTTTGCGAGTTGAATTTACGACTGCATGGCGAACGTTTACCGTTTTTTTTACGCCAAAAATTACGCGCGACTACAGCAGCTTTATGGCTGTTACAAATAACGGTACAAAGATGCCTAAAACAGTCACTTATCAAAAAAAAGGTGATTTTTACAGGGTACACAATTACAACATGAGATTCAGAAACGATGAAATTCCCCTCTTGGCTTAAAGTTTACGGTGACACTTCGTATCGTGGTGAATGCCCAAGCGAAACGCTTGAAGCAATTACATTCTTTGCGCAACTGCGACGTGAATATCCAGATACTTATGGATTGATTGCCACGCACATCAGAAACGAAGGCAAGCGATCATGGGAGCAGGTAGCACGACAGAAAGCAGAAGGGATGACCAAAGGCGCACCAGACATCATTATTCCAACAGGTAGAGCATTTGTGTGCGAGATGAAACGACGCGATCATACCAAGTCAAAATGGCAACCGATGCAGCTCGAATACCTCAAATCCGCACACGATGCCGGAGCTTTTGTTTGCGTCGCACTGGGATATGACGCGGCTTACAGCGCATTTCAAGATTCTATTGTTTAAAATATAAAAAAATATGTTTACTTCTTGAACAGGTATGCTATTATTTAACCACGCTTTCAAGAAGGCGAAACAATAATAAATAATTTACGGAGTAATAATCATGAAAGTAAACGTAAGAATTGAATACAAAAGCGGAAAAATTGAAATTTGCGAAATTGCAATAAACCAAATTTCAAGTGTTCTTGAAATGCTTGCTAAAGAACAAAGATTGGTTTCATTTAAACTAATCTAATAACAAAAAAACTGGGCGTAAACATGCGCCCAGTTCGCCCAACTTTTTAGGAGTAAAAATTATGAAAAAATCACACACAACAGTATGCGGATTCGTATCTTTAGACGGATCTTTTCAGTGGGTTGCATTCCGCACCCACGCACAAGCAATTGCATCTGGTGCAGTTGCTACAGTTAACACCATCAAACGTGATGGGCATCACTTTCCACGCAAAGCATCAGTGATGCTTGCTGCTATTGTGTAGGAGGTGTTATGTATGAACAAATCACTTTCCAAATTGTCACGCATGACAATTATGAATTGACCGCTGAGGTCAAAGTGTTAATAACTGGTAGCTTTAGAGAAGCTACATTTCATCACGAAGCTGAGGATG